CTTCCAGCGATAAGCTCGATGCTCTTGTTAAGTCCTACATGGACGAGAACAACCTTGCTAAGAAGGACCATGCTAAAGCATACGCTGCTGTAGCTAAGACCGACGAAGGCAAGGCACTCATTTCCAAGCTCTATAAAGGAGAGTAAAGATGGCGACGAATGCGGGCCGCTTTAACAATATTTCTGTAGAGGCAGCAAGTGCTGTCAATCAATTCGAGTTCGTGAAAATGACCTCGACGGGTGCTGCTCAGGCAGGTGACGGTGAACTGGCAATCGGTGTTGCCCTTACCTCCGTTGACCCTTCGGCTACCCCAGCCACCACCAACCTTTCCGTACAGATTGACGGAATTGCTATGGTGCAAGCAGGTGAAGCTGTAGCTAAAGGTGCATTGGTTGGTTCTGATGCCAATGGTTACGCTACTGATGCTTTTACCACTGGCGACTACCAAGTTGGTGTAGCACTGGATGCAGCTTCGGGTGCGAATGAAATCATTCGTGTTCTGCTCAAGCCAGTAGCTAACCAGTCGGCGTAACTGAAGGAATAGGAGAAAACTAATGCCTTTGTTGACCCCATCGCAGGTGCATATTGATGCGCCACTCACCAATCTGACGACTGCTTATGTACAGTCTCAGGACAACTTCATCGCAGATAAAGTCTTCCCTATCGTAGGCGTAGACAAGCAGTCTGACAAGTATTACCAGTACGACCGTGCGAACATGAACCGCACTGGTGATGTCAAGAAGCTGGCACCTCGTACCGAAGTAGAGCGTATCGGCATGACCATCTCTAACGACAGCTACTTTGCTGACGTGTATGGTCTGGGTATGGACTTCGATGAGCAGACCCTTGCTAACGAAGACACTGCTCTGGACATTCGTTCTGCCGGAGCGCAGACGCTGGCTATGCGTCTGATGATCCACCGTGAGAAGCAGTTCGCTACGAATTTCTTCTCTGCTGGTGTATGGACGAGCCAAGACCTTCTGTCTGGTCGTAGCCTTACTGAGTGGGATGAGGCTAACTCTACCCCAATTAAGAACATCACTGATGCGTCCCGTACCATCCAGCTTCAGTCTGGCGGTTTCCGTCCGAACACTCTGGTAGTTGGTCGTCACGTACACGATGCTCTGGTAAACAACGCAGACATCCTTGCTCGCCTGAATGGTGGTGCTACGGTATCCAACACTGCTTTGGTTACTAAGGCGAAGCTGGCGGAAATCTTTGAGGTAGAAAACTACTACGTCATGGAAGCTGTCCAGAATGACACCGTTGAGGGCGCTGCTGAGGTTAATACCTTTATCGGTGGTAAGCACGCTATGCTTTGCTACACTCCGGGTAACGCTGGTCTGATGACCCCTGCGTCTGGTCTGACCTTCGCATGGAACAGCATTCCGGGTGCTAACAACCTCGGTATCACCGTTGAGTCCTTCTCTGACGACGCTCTTAAGCGTCAGCAAATTGCTGAGATGATTCAGGTGAAGATGTCCTACGATATGAAGATGGTAGGCCCAGACTTGGGTTACTTCTTCGAAAGTATCGTAGCATAAGGAACTAGAGTATGACACCCGACTACTCTAAGTTACCTTTTCAACTAAACTGGATTCAACTCGTTAAACAAGAGTTTAAGGGGTATGGAACCGAATGGAAGCGAGGGGATGTTTTTGACTGGCAACGGCGAAACATCCCTTGGCAAGACGTTATGTCTCTGTTCAACCGGGGTCTTCTCATGCAGGAGGCTCCGACTGAGACCAACCAGAAAAAGGTTGTTGGAGACGGTCTTGATGAATTAGGCCCCGAAGAGCTTAAGATTATCGTAGACAGCATTAACGCTAAGGTCAAGCAATTTACAAAGACTGAGCGTGAATACAACACAAAGAAGTGTAAGGCTTCTACGATCACGAAGAAACAACGTGGTCATATCCGTACATGGCGTAACAGCCCTTGGTCAGATTGGGAGCAAGCATAATGTCAGACTTTACCTACGATCCAGATGATCTTGGTACTACTACAGCCTCTGGCCGTAGGAATGCTGTACGCTTCCTCGTAGGTGATACTGACCCTTTAGATGTTCAAGCTAGGGATGAAGAAGTTGATTTCGCTCTTGCTCAATCTTCTGACAATATTTACAGCGCCTCTGCGTATGTTTGCCGAACTATTGCAGCTAAGTATGCTCGTCGTGTTGACACTGACTTGGATGGCGCTCTCCGGGCTAGTTATTCTGACCTTTACGCCCATTATATTTCTCTTGCTGATTCCCTCGAAGCTGAGGCAAAAAAGCAAAACGGCCTCGGCATCAAAGCCGGGGGCATCAGTAAGGCATCTATCTCTGTGGTAAGGCAGGACACTGATCGTGTCGTACCGTCCTTCCGTAGAGATCGTTTCCGCAATCCACCGAACTACGATGGGTCTGCGGATTACGAGTGAGGAATAGTCCATGTCTTTTAATGCTAGTGACGTTCTGAGGTTGGTTCAAGACTTTGGCGAACCCCTTACACTCCGCAAAGTCACCAAAACAGGTTCCTACGACACTTCTTCCGGCACTGTGTCTGGAAGCGAGACCTTGGACTATTCCTTTACGGGATACTTCTATAACCTAGCAGAGGGTACATTTGACCTCAATAAGACTAGGAAGGGCAGTCGGGTTTGCGCTATAGCCGCTAAGGGTCTGTCAGTTACCCCTGATGATGAAGACCAAATTCTAGGCTATGGCGACCCGGTCAATATTCAGACCGTTAGGACCATTCGTAGTAATGGTCAGCCCGTCTGTTACCTCTGTGAGGTGTACGAATAGTGGACTTTGAAGTTAGGGTAACAAGCAGCTTACAGCGTAAGCTAGACCTTATCAATGAAACTATAGACGAAGCCGTAGAGAATAAGCTAACTGATGTAGCTTTTGATATTGTTAGGCTGTCTCCTGTAGACACAGGTGCCTTTGTCAACTCTTGGAGCTTTAAGGACAATCCCGGTGGAGGTCGAGCGCAGTCTTCTTCTGGAAAGCCCAAAGGCCAAAGCAAAGAAAACGAGCGTGGCTTTGCGCTAAACAATCTGGCTAATGACATTAGGTTGGCTTTTGATAAGGGAAGCACAGGTGGCCCTTCAAGGTCTCAGCTAACAATAACCGCCGGAGCTTACTACTTCCTTAACGGCGCACCTCATGCTGGCAAGGTAGACTTAAAGTACGGCATTGAGGCACAGATTGGGGACATTTATGGCTAGTATCTACCGTGACATTCGAGCAGCCCTAGAGACTAAGCTAAAAGCTGTATCAGGTCTCCCTTCTATCTCTTACGAGAACTCTAGCTACGACAGGAAGAATGGTACTTCCTACCTAGAGACCAGCTTCTTACCCACCCTGCGCAGACCCGCTGTACGTGGATTAAGCCCCCAACAAAGATACCAAGGGGTTTTTCGTGTTGTATGTTATGCACCAGAAGGCACAGGCCCCGGTGCAGCAGATGAGTTGGCTGACAAAGTATTAAATGCTTTCGAGGCAACCACTGATGCTTCTTACCTCAATAACAGTGGCGAGAACATCATTGTGTCTATCGACTATGCCGAACGAGAAGGTGGCGGGTTAGACACTCCGTTTTATTATGTCCCGGTGAACATCGGGTTCTATATTTATAACTAAGGAGGAAGCAAATGGCTTTCGCACAAGGTTCTCGTTCACAGTTGGCAGTTGGTGTTCAGAGCGATTTTACGACGACTGCTACCAGCTTCACTAACCTCCCATTTTCCACTCACTCCCTAAACCTCGCTAAAGAGCGTCTGGCTGGGACGGACATTCAGTCCCACCGTATGCCCACGGTAGACCGCCACGGCGCTCGTTCTGTAGGTGGTGACATTGTAGCAGACCTTCGCCACGATGAGTTTGATGTACTCATGGAATCTGCTCTCATGTCGGACAGCACTTTCGACACTGGCTTTACCGCTGGCGATGGCTCCACTACCGTAACCAATGCTGCTATCCTTGGCACTACGCCAAAGTTCCTCTCTATTGAGGATTATGCAGCCGACGTTGACCAAGCTCGTTTGTTTACTGGCTGTACTGTCAACACAATGGCTGTGTCTCTGGCCCCTAACCAGATGGTCACTTCGACCTTTGGTATTGTAGGCCGTGATATGTCCATTTCTCAGACGCAAAAGACTGTCACTGCTTCGGCAGACAACCAGCCCTTTGATTCCTACTCTGGTAGCATTAAGCTGGGTGACAAAGGCTCTCTCGGCTCTGAGCTTACGATTATTACTGCGGTAGACTTCACCCTGACC